AGGATTACCAAGCCAAGGTTTCAAAAAAAAAGGAGGACGACCGGCAGATCCTCTCTGACATACGCGAACTCTTTAAGACTGCGCGAGAGCTGGAAAAGGATAGTCTTGAAAAGGCAAAGGAGAGCGAAGACTACTACTCAGGCAAGCACTGGGATGAGGTTGAAAAGGCCAGACTTGAGGGCCTTAGTAGGGCAGCAGTCACTATCAACAAGATTGAAAAGAACGTTGATGCGATTTGTGGGATACAGCGCCAAGAGCGTACGGACCTTAAATACGTTCCTCAAGAGGGTGGCGACCAGAAGGTAGCAGACCTCCTGAACATTACATCCAAGCACATTCTCAGCAGGTGTTACTTTTCTCGTGAAGAGAGCGCAGCTTTTGAGGACGCGGTCATTACTGGCCGAGGTCAGCTCAATTTGTTTATGCGGTTCGATAATGACCTGCGCGGTGAGATTGTTGTGGAAAAGTTTCCCTGGGCAGATGTTTGCTATGGGCCACACGAGAAGCTAGACCTTTCGGATTGTGAGTACCTTTGCAAGCATCGCTGGTTTTCCAAAGCTAAGATTGAGCAGCTATGGCCGGATAAGGCCGAGGACATCCAGCTAGACTACGAGGATTTCATTCTCGACAAGGGGGCTTCGGTTCAATACGCCTACGATAACTACTCGCACGGGACAGCGCTGCAACTCTGGGGTACGGACCCTATGGTTGATATTGCCAAGAAGGAGTACCGAGTCGTTGAGTGCTGGCGCAAGGTGTACGATAAGGGCTCTGTTATCGCTAATGCCGCTGAGGACTTCTACTTCAACGCTAATGGCTGGGAGGCTAGGGACCTAAAGAGCGTTCGGACTATCCCAGGGTTCTTCGTTGTAGAGCAAAATCAAACTAAGATGAGAGTCACCAAGGTGGCTGGTGGCGTTGTTCTTTCAGATGAGTACCCAGCCGAGCTTCCAGTGGATGATTTCTTCATCATCCCAATCTACGGAAAGAAGCGCGGCATAGACTTCTGGGGCAAGGTAGAGGCTGCTAAAGACCCGCAGAAATACCTCAACAAGCAGTACTCGCTGGTGATTGATATCGGCAACAAGATGGCAGCCTATGGCTGGTTCATCGACAGCATGACTTTCCCTGACAACGAGAAGGAGAAGTTTAAGCGCACGTCATCGAGCCCAGGATTTGTCGTTGAGGTTAATGATTCAACGCGACCGCCATCACGGGTAGAGGGCGTTAAGTTTCCATCAGAGCTGATTCAGCTAATGGATGTTGGAGATAATCTTATTACCGACGCCATGAACATCGTTATTCAGCCAAACGGCGCTAACGAGTCTGGAGCTATGTTTGCTCAGCGGCGAAACGACAAGCTGCTTGGGTCTGAGTACCTGTTTGACAACCTCTCATTCGCCAAGCAAAAGCTCGGTCGTATACTTATCAAGCTAATCCAGAAGTACTACACGCCAGATAGAATTATCAGAATCGTTCGCAACGTTGCTAGCAAAGAGAGCGTGGAGCTTGCAGGTCAGCCGATTGATGACTTTTCGGACGACGATATAGCACAGATGCTTGTCACGACTGATCTTGACCAGTACGACGTTGAGGTAACCGAGAGCGCATGGAGCCCAACAATGAGGCTCAGCACGTTCATGTTGTTGTCGGATCTTGCCAAGAGCGGTCAGCCAATTCCACCTGAAGCACTCCTTGAGTTCGCGGATATGCCAGCCGAGGTTCGTAACAGACTCGTGCAGCAGATGGCTCAACAGGGTCAGGCGCAAGCAGACGCAGAGCAGGCAAAGGCAGATGCCGAGATACAAAAGACTCTCATCGCGCAGGGTCAAATACCGCCAGCGGTACAGCAAAAGTTTCTTATCCAGCAACCACAAGAAGCACAAGCCCCGAATGAGGCCAATCAAGGTCCGGGGATTATGTAAGGATGATGGATGGAAACTACTGACACAGTAGGAACTGAAGCAGAAGGTACTCAACAGGGAACGAGTCAGGAGTACGTTGAGCTGCATGAGGCAAGCGACGAGGACATTAGTGCTTTTTTGGAAAGCGCCGATGAACGCGAAGGCAAGCCACAAGTAGCCCAGCAGCAAGCTGAGCCCGGAGAAAAGACAGAACAAAAAGCCGAGGAGCCGAAAGAGGAGCCCGTAGACCCTAACTCACAGGTGAGTAAGAAGGATTACGAAGCCCTATTAAAGCGCCTCGATGGATTGGAACTTCTTAACAAAAGGCGAACAAGCGATCTCGCAGTCGTTAAGCAGCAACTCCGGGCGTTCATAGAACAGAACAATAACCTCGATGAACAGTGGTTAGAGTCACCGACTCAAGCCTACGCCAAGGCGCGTCAGGTTGAGATGGCTCAACAGAAACTTCAAGAGGCCGAGGCCGAGGAGCAGCAGCTTACAAACGAGCATCAGGCACAAGTGCTATTAGCGCACCACATTGGAGAGCAGTTAGATATAGAGGCCATCGGACAGTCGTTAATGTCAGACGGTATGCCAGAAGGGTTTGTTGCTTCCTTCTTGGAGAATCCATATCGAGGCGCTCTCCCTGAGACGCTAATCCAGTTGGCTAAAAGAGCCACGGCTGAGAAGAAGGTACGAGAGCTGGAGTCTACACTCCAACAGATAGTGCCCTACACTCAGAAGCTACTAGAGGAGCGTAAAACCGCACCTCAGAATGTGCTGAAGAACGTTTCTACGGCAATGCGACAGGCACCCCAGGTTACGGCCTCAGCGGGTGGGACGGGACAGTTCGGTGCTAACCGGAATGTTGATCCAGCTTTGATGAGCGACCAGGAGTTACAGGAGTTCCTAAAAGGTAATTAACTTTTTAGGGATTTAACATGGCAAAGACTACTTTTGCTACTTCTGACGCTTTAACCAAAAAAGCGTGGGAAGAGAAACTATTCCGCGACGCTGTAAAGGAGTCGTATTTCTCAAAGTTCGTCGGCAGTGGCGCTGACTCAATCGTAACCGAGAAGACACAGCTTACTAAGGACAAGGGTGACGAGATCACTATTGGACTTCGTATGAAACTTCAGGGTGCGGGAGTAACTGAGGGCCAGCCACTTGAGGGCAACGAAGAGAAGCTCGCTACTTACAGCATGAAGGTAACTCTCAAGCAGTATCGACATGCCGTTCGTGATGACGGAGCTATGAGCCGAAAGCGAGCTATGTTCGACATTTCTTCTGAGTCTGAGTCCTCTTTGAAGGATTGGATGTCAGAGAAAGTTGATCAGCTTCATTTCGACGAAGTTGGAGTTGGCGCTGGTGCTACAGCAAACCCATCGAAGATTTTCTACAAGACATCTTCGGGAGTTCTGTCCACTGGAACAGCGGCTACAGCTAAGTCTACTCTGACAACAGCTGATGGAAAGTTGACTCTCAACTTCCTTAGCTACCTCAAGACTTGGGCTTTGACGGGTGGCGCTCGTTCGTACATCCCGCTTCGTCCAGTTAAGGTAGAGGGCAAGCCTTACTACGTTCTCCTTACGCATCCTGATGCTGTCTACGATCTCCGTGCTACATCGGAGTTCCAGCAGGCGATGCGCGAGGCTGAGATTCGTGGAAAGGAGAATCCTCTGTTCACTGGAGCAGTGGCAATCTGGGACGGTGTTGTAGTTCACGCGCATGAGAACTGCGCTATCGCTACTGACGCTGGTTCTGGATCGAATGTTCCTTGGGTGAAGTCTGTGCTCCTTGGCGCACAAGCTCTTTGCTGGGCTTGGGGCAAGCGACCAGAAGTCGTTCAGAAGACATTCGACTACGACAATGAGGAAGGGTATGCAATCGGCATGATCGCAGGCGTGAAGAAGTCTATCTTCAACTCGCTCGATTATGGTTCGCTTGGCGTATACCTCTCTCGTACTAACGTAGCTGGTGCATAATAGGAGGATACTGATATGCCAACCTTTCAAAGCTCAAAAGTAGCTGCAACCGTAATGGCTCGCAGTGGTCTTGATACAACAACAGTAACGGGCGAGATCGCAATTCCTACTGGTTTTGCAACTAACGACGTTGTTGAGATGGTGAAGGTTCCTGCTGGCGCAACGGTGTTAAACGTAAAGTTGACATCTTCGGCTGGCGTAGGAGCTACGGCAAACCTCGCGGTAGGAGACGGCGTTGATACTGACCGTTTCATTACTTCGACTGCGTTTACCGCTAGTGCTGTAGCGCGTGACAATACCCATGTAGGGCATGGTCATCGCTATACGGCAGACGATACAATCGACATTCTGGCAGTATCTATCGCTACCCCAACTGTGGGTACGGTAGTGCGCCTGACTGTTGAGTACACAATGCAGCAGTAATTAGGTTCTGGGGAGGGCTGCCCGTATGGGGCTCTCCCCGTTTTCAAACGGCGGGGAATATGGACGAAGAGCTTTTGCAAAAACTGGATTATATTTTGATGAACCTCAGGGCCGAACGGGGCGGTAAGGATGCCAAGACCGCGCTGCGCGAGATGCGGGGCGAGGTGGATATGCCCGAATGGGCAGACAAGCTCAATGCAAAAGCAAAGGAAGATGTTGACTCCGCAAATCTTGGGGCGCTTGAGAAGCTCTATATTGGCAAAATGCGAAATCAAAGTGTTTGGGGCTCCGAGCTTCCCACTAACGATCCGTTATTCGATGCTGGCCAGGAGATACACGGCTCTGAATATGGTGCTGGTCTAGAAGACTTATCGCCAGAGGAAGTTCAGTATTATTCAAACATGGGGCGAAAGTATCGGGAGTCAGAGAATCAAAGCATAGATAAATGGAATGATTCTTTGCTTGGTTATTTAATTCCACGAGTAAGAAGGTAGCTGATAATATGGCACTGTCTGATTACAACTTTAACGTCACTCGAACGGAGATAATCGAACGTGCCTATCGCATGATTGGCAGACTCTCTATGGGAGAAAACCTGTCATCGGAGATGCACTTACAGGGAGTGCTAGCCCTAAACTCGATGGTTAAGAGCTGGCAAAGTAAGCATGTATTCCTTTGGACATTGACCCAGTTCACTCAGACGTTAACTGCTAATCAAGCGAGCTACTCCCTAGCATCCGCAGAGCCCCCAATCTATGCGATTGATAGAGCATACCTAAGAATAGACAACGTAGATCGTCCAATGGAGGTTTCCTCATGGAGACAGTATCGGGACATAGCGCGAAAAAATACGCCGGGCGACCCGTCGGTTGTGGCGTTAGACACGAACCTAACTCCAACTATGTATGTTTGGCCTGTGCCTCAGCAGACGCGAACGATGTACTACACGGCGATTGTAAAGCTCAAGGATTTCGACACGTCCAATGGCAATCCCGATTTCCCTGTTCGATATGTGGACGCACTG